AGGAGTTGTAGAATCCTCTTTGACCCACTCATCATTATTTTTAATGTAAAGAACTTCTCTCTTTAAATCGCTGCAATGTATTGGTCTTTTACATTTATCCAATTTATCCAAGTTTTTATTAATGATGCATGTGATGCCTTCAACATAACCTTGTCGACCAGTTGCTTCCAAATCCGAAATCTGGATCTTGATAGAATCCACAAATTCACCAATATTTAATGCATCCTTGCATTGTTCATTTAAAAAGAATTGCAAATTAAATGTTTTGTTATTATTGTGTGTATTATGTGTATTATTTGTATTATTTGTTGTAACCTTTTCCTTTGATATTTCAATTAGTGACCTTTGTAATTCCTGATTCTGTTTAAGTAATTGTATTATTAGAGCATTTGTATCAAATTTATCTTTATCAAATTTATCATCTTCATCTAAATCTGTTTTTGATTCAATTACATTTTCAGACGAATATACACATAACTTTTTATGCGTAAACAAACTTTGTCTATGCTTATAATCTTTACCACAATTGCAACTAAAGACTTTTATGGATTTTTTTATGTCAGTATTTGTCAGTATTGTGTCAGTATTTGTCAGTATTGAAATTAACATCGTGTCGTCAGAAATAATTTGTGAAAATGTTTTGCTGCAAGTTTCGTCACATAAGTTAGAATCAGAAATTGTCATATTTTGCGTCAGTATTTTGTCAGTCATGCGTCAGTATACATTATATACCGAAAAACGCCTTAAGTTAATATTTTATTAAATATATTTTTTTTTATGGTAACAACTTTTTTCATGAAAAACCCAATTTTAGAGCATTATGTTCTAAAATGGTTTTTTGGAAAAAATAAAAAACCGAGTTTTCCAAGACTTTTTTCCGTTTCCTGTTTTTGGACATTTATAAATGTCCAAAAATCAAAACCTAAAAATACTTTTGGAAAAAATAGTCGAGTACAACCAAAAATACTTTCATTATGCAGGAGATAGAAACAATTGGCGCCAAAAGGGTACATTGCATATTTTGACACATCTGATTTATTTTGTGACCATATATGGTCACAAAATAAATTGATAATTCTAAAATATGAATTTATGGTCACATATGTAGTTTTTGAACTAATTTCAAAACTAAAAGTTTCAAATCTTTATTTTCAGCAATAAGTTCCTGAAGTAAATCTTGAGAAACTACTGGATCTACTAAATCTTTGGATTCTGATAATTCTACTGTTTCTGATAATTCAACTGTTTCTGATGAATCCAAAGTATGCACACATTTTTTAGCATGTTTCCATAAGCCACTCCTATCAGTATATTGTTTGCCACATAAACATATTTTTGGTGCCTGTTTATTTATAGTTAGTTTCCGAATATGTTTTGTAGTGGAAACATGTCTTAACCAACTGCTCATTTTGTAGCATGTAAAATCACATTTATCGCAATGACGTTGGCTCTTTTTCATTGCCTGTTCTTTTTCAGTTTCCAAAGAATCTTCCATTATATATTATATTTATAAAATTCTTTAAGTTGTTTTTATAAATATTTAAAAAAGCATTATATATTATTTAAAAGGGTTTAAAGAATATACCGACCACGGACAAAAGGGAACAAGTATTATATATTATTTAAAAGGGTTTAAAGAGAATCCCAATTTGCCTCCACCTTTGATTTTCGCATAGCGAAAATAGAAAGGTGGATTACGTAGCATAAGCTAGCCCACAATTGCCTCCAATAAAAATCAATTGATTAATACGTTCTTCAAAAAGCGTCAAATTAAAGTTATAGTCGTAAATGCGCCACGTAGGTTTATTGATTCCAATAACTGTCCCCGTCTGCGGATCACAAACAATCAAGGTTTGTGCCAGAGGGTCCAAGGGAGGCGAAATTGTCGTAAATTCCAATTCCACAGTGTTAAATTTGCTCATATTTATTGCACCAGATGGCTGCAAATCAGAGTTCCCAGAATTAATACAGAAATTATAGCAATATAATCCTTCGGGTGCGTTCCCACTGGTTCTAATGTATTTTTCAATGTAATTAAAGATTCCAGATGGCTGCACATTTTCTCTATATGAACCATCTAACACGATGCCCATACTAACCATAATATTTTTCTCATTTTCAGCAGTATATGTCGGCGTAATTAACAGTCCGGTTAAATTGCTATTTGGATTCACACCAGGACCAATTTGCATTTCTATGATTTCACCATAAATGTCAGTCCCATAAACAATATAGTTGCCTAAAGTGGGTGCCTGCAGAACATCTTGTGGCATATAATTATAGGGCCAATTAGAGTAATTTGACCACTCATTACGTAAATTAGCATCACTTCGCTGAAAATAGAACATCCAATTTGGCACCATTCCGAGAGAATCTAGTTTTATCTTATTAGGCCCAGTAACATTGTAAAATTTCTGCTCGTGAACTTGCTTGATCAAATATTTCTGCTCTTCTAATGCGAATACACGCTCTTCATCGTTTGATAAAAAACAATAGGTGCAATTTAAATGCACATCCGCATTCCATAGAGTGCGAGTGTCAGTGTAAGAATCAATTGCAATAGATACGTCTGGTGGCGGCTGCAGAAAGCGGTGAAATTGCATATACCATTGATTGAAATTTGGCGCTATATACGGATAATTATATACAGAATCAAATACATCACGTATTATAAATAGTTCATTAATTGGCCGCAACGTTATATTAATATGAAGCTCATTGTATTGAAGGGACGTTAATGGAAATGCCATTTGACTCTTTAGACCAAACCAATTATTAAGCGGAATATAAAGAATTCGCCCACGAATAGATGGGTCTGGTCCTGCTATAGAGCTATCATAATAAGCATTTGGATACGAATTGACACGCGAGCCAGCATTTGCTGGGTCATTTAAGTCATTTGTATGACCCGACATATCATTAAATAATTTGGTTTTATTCGTGTTAAAGTCGCGTTGAACAGCAGCCAATAAATAATCACCGGAAAACTCTTGAATCGTATAGTTGCCACAGGTAATACTAATATTGGAAATCATTTTAGCACCTAAATTCTGAATCCACTTGAACTCATATGGAACCCATTGACTATAAGGCAAGTTTTGACTATCGTTTATTTGACTATTGTTTATTTGACTATTGTTTAAAGAAGGGTCCTGTGGCGGCAAAATAGGACTCCAAATGCTGGGCAATACAACCGATAAATAACAATCCATTAATAAGTCAGCATACCTCGGTATTTTGAATGTAAATGTTGACGGTTCTGTTAGGCGAAGCGTTTTAGAGCCTTCAAAATCAACACGAAACTTTTGTAGAGCAAAGTTAGTATATTGAGCAAACACACTTTTAAAAAATGTTTTACTGGGGTTACCATTTAGAATAAGATTTTGTTGTCCTTGACTAACAAGTTGCATTAATCCGCCTGCCATTTTATTATTATATTATAGTAATAACATATTATTTTTTTAACTATTTATATATTATTATACTTAATATATAAATATGTCAGAACCAACAAAAATAACAACAGGTGTTACATCAATATTTGACAAATTGAGTTCTATGAATGATTCAACTGCAGTCTTTGCATTATCTGTATTAAATATTATAATCATTCTGATAGCAATTATGGTTTATTTATATTATACGGGAACCATTTTTTCAAAAGGATTAAGAGAAAGAGACTGTACATTAATGAACGAAAATTACGGTGAAATAAATGGCAAACTAAATTCTCGTTATAAAGATTCTGAATTAAAATGTGGGTTAAGGGAATTTTATATAAAATCTGCGTACAATGCGTGTTCAGGTGGAAACTATAAAAATGATTATGTTGACACGTGTGTATTAAAAAGTTTACTAAAACAAGGAGTAAGATGTCTGGATTTTGAAATATTTTCAATTGGGAATGAGCCAGTTGTAGCAACAACAACAAACAATGGAAACTGTATAAAAGAAACATTTAATTACGTTTTATTCAGTGAAGTGTTAAATAATTTAGACATGTATGCATTTACAAGCACAACTGCGCCAAATGCAAGAGACCCATTAATATTACATCTTCGCATTAAAAGTACCAATACAGCAATGTTTAATACTCTGACTAATTTATTAGATGGATTTAATAATATAAATGGTCGCCTTCTGGGAACAGATTATAGCTATAGCACTAAAAACTTGGCAGAAGTTCCATTAAGCGAATTAATGGAAAAGGTTATAATTATTGTTGATGGAACTAATACATCATTCTTAGAACTAAAATTTAATGAATATGTAAATATGATGAGTAGCACAGCATCTATGAGATGTTTACGGTACAATGATATTAAATTTACTCCAGATATGGATGAATTAATAAGATATAATATGTTGGCTCTAACAATAGGATTGCCTGATAAAGGTGCAAATCCTATATGTCCAAGTTCACTATTAATGAGAGCGTATGGTGTTCAACTTTTGTGCGTAAGATACCAATCTGTAGATACATATGTAGAAGAAAATAACGTATTTTTTGATGACAATGGACATGCATTCGTTCTAAAACCAGATAAATTAAGATATAAGGACATAACAATACCAGACCCAGTATCACAAGACTCAAAGGTATCATTTGAGACGAAAATAAAACAAATAACTGGAGTTCCTGGAAATATCAGTTTTAAAATATAATCCACCTTTCTCATGGACCCTAAAGGGTCCAGTAAAGGTGGAGCCAAAATTGTAGCGAAGTAAGAGCCAAATCCACCTTTCTCATGGACCCTAAAGGGTCCAGTAAAGGTGGAGCCAAAATTGTAACGAAGTAAGAGCCAAATCCACCTTTCTCATGGACCCTAAAGGGTCCAGTAAAGGTGGAGCCAAAATTGTAGCGAAGTAAGAGCCAAATCCACATTTAATGATGTACTCAAAAAAATAACTATGTATTATATATGAGTAAATATATGAAGAATAAAGATAAAGATAAAGATAAAGATTCTCAGAGTAGAAAGAAAGAATGGACCCACAAAAGAACCAATGAAAGGAAGGGTCAAAGGGGCATGAGAAATAGTACTGCGTTCCCCTTAAAAGAAACAAAAAGAAACAATGAAAGGAGGGGTCAAAGGGGAACCTTGGTTCCCCTTTGTAAAGGCCTGAAATTTAGCGATTGTGAGCTCGTCATTTTGCGTCAAGCAGTAGATAAAGCCGAAGAAATTCAGGGTAAACAAGTCGCAAAT